ACTCTTTTTTGGTTTCTTATCAAAAAAACTGAACAAGCCCATAACGTACCTCCTCAACAATTAGATAAGAACAATATATCATAGAATCAGAAGGCGTCATAGTCAGCCTGTGTGGCTTTTCTCTTTTCCGGCTTTTCAGCTGCAAGATGGACATTGTTCCACTCGATTATATAGTCGACCCACATGCCGAGTGTCATCCGCTCCGTGTCCTCCATGCGGAGGCCCCGCATCAGTCCTCCCTGGAGGATGGTTTCGAGGCCTGTTTCTTCTTCGGCACTGCCTTCATGATGTTCTGAGACAGTGCCCTGTATTTTTTTCTGCTGATACAGCTTTCCATCAGTGCAGGACCGATCTCCGCGAGCACCTCGTCAAGCGGAAAATACTCGAAGCGGCTGTACCATACTTCCGGACTGTCAATATCTTTGTCACCGTTAGCGGCGATCGCCCAGATAAGCTGGAGTGCGTCCGTGAAATTCAGTTCACCGAGAATATCCGTCACAAGGTCAAGATCCGACAGCGTCAGTTCTCCGCCCTCAAGTTCAACAAGAGGAAGCGCCGCCTTGATTGCCGGCATGATGACGTCGACCGGGTCTTTCCCGAACTGTGTCCTGAATCTGAACATCCAGGCGAGGGATGTGTCAAAACGCACATCCCTCTCATCGATCGTAATAGTCCTGATCATGGCTTAACCCTCCGACTGAAGGACAGGCTCATAAGGCGCGTTACCGTACCATGCGGAATATGCCTCGGATGTCGCATCCTGAACACTGGCCTTGACAAAATGATTGTCGAGACGAGGGATGGCAGTGATGGCGATCTCCTGCGTGTTAGGCTCGATGCTCTCCTCCTTGGTGGAAGAGGCGACATCCGGTCTCTTGGCCGTGCAGCGGTAGAAGACGGATCTCTTCTTGTTGACATCGCCTTCAAACTCAAATGCCATAGCGAACTCCACACCTGTGGACATAGCATCCTCGACGAGAACTCCGTTCTGGTCTCTGATCTGCTTGAGGATTGTCTCCGCGAAAGCCTCGGTCATTTCTACGATGGTAAGATTTCCGCTGTATCCGTTGTTGGCCTCTGCCGTCCAGTAAATGATATTGTCTGCATAGAATTTGACCGTCTCGCCTTCAGCGGACAGCGAGATCTCCTTTGCACCCGGAACGCTGATCACCGACCCGTAAGTCGGAGTACCCGATGCATCCGTAGAAAGGATCGGCCATACATGCACATTCGAAAGTCCGTATGTGATCTTATTTACGTCACTCATATTAATTAACCTCCGTTTCCATTGCATAAAGCACTTCATATAAAGATTCGGATTCTATCCAGACTTCAGATTTGTCCCAGTAGAATCCGTGGTTTTCCAAAGCATCCTCAATCAGTTTCTCTCTGACGGGATCTTTTCTGTCCGTGTACAGTTCCAGATAGATTACTGTCCCTCTGGAATACACAATGTTGTCTGCTCCGAAGTTGCTGCTCTCCGGATAGAGATACAGGAGAAACGGAGGCTCCGGTGACTCGCCTTCAGCAAAGTGGTGGTAAGCGAACGGCAGTCCCGTCTCCCTTATTACATCCAGTATCATCTGAGTTTCCTCCTGATCTTTTCTTCGACCGATAATGCTCCGCGCTCCTCGGCATTCTTTATGTGAGGCTTTGCCCTGGTCCTGCCGCCTCCGCGCTTTGCATGACCGAACTCGAGAAGATGGGCAAGCGAATAGCCGTCCTTTCCGGCGTAAACGGTGTATGTGACACTTGTGAGTGTCTCGCCTGTCTTCCTGGTACGCCAGCTTTTAGCGTAGCGTCCGCTCCGCCCGACAGGTGCATGTTCCGCAATGTCGTTCTTTACTTCTGTCGCGGTTTCCTTAATTGCCTGTTTCACTGCTTTCGTTGACGTCTCCATTTGCAGTGTCAGTTCCTTTTCGATCTCCTTTGAAAGGTCGGCTATCTTCATCGCTCTGCCCTCTGGCACATAAATTTCAGTGCCTTGTTTTTATATGAGAAGTGATCCACAGATGTGATGTTGAAGATCACTCCGTCAATAATGATGCGGTACCCGATGGCTTTGACCGCTCTCGTTCTGAAGCAGTACCGGACAGTCACGGTAAGGTCTGCCTTCTCAAGTATCTGGCCTGCGTCCCTTACCTCATTTCCCCCTTCACCGCTGATCGTGGCCATGCAGGTATACCAGTCCTGCCACCCGTTCATGTGGTTTCCTATCGCATCTGTTTCCGTTACGGCCTTCTGAAAAGTGACCTTTTTATTTAGCAGTGCAATGTTCATCAGAACCCCCCTTCATGGGCGGAGAACAGCAGCGCCCGGAGCGAGAGTGTCAGCTGCCTGTGATCAGCTTCTTCCCGGTGCTCGTACAGATATGCCACGGCATACAGCACAGCAGTCCTGCTATTCTCTATCTCAGCCAGTCCTTCAGCATCATCCAGCCGGCAGATGTCTGCACAGAGCTTTTCCGACCCGTCGATGAGACTCTCAATAAGAGAGTCATCATCGTCGAAGTCGACCCGGAGATACTGCTTCATTTCCTCGAGCGTTACCATCAGTGCCTCCTTATGCCTTCATCTGGAGAAGCTGGATACCCTCGGTCAGGATGACCTTGCCGTCGACACGCTCAGTTGCCACATAGCCGATCTGACCGTTTGTGGCATAGAGCTCATTCAGTCTCTGAATGGTGCGTCCTGCTCTGTCGCCGATCCAGTAATTCTTGAAGTCGCCGAATGCGACAGTGAGTGCACTTGCCTCCACAGTCGGGACATAAGGAGAAGTATAGAGCTCATATCCGAGCAGCTTGTCAGGCTGACCTGCCTGGAGTGACGGCTGCCAGAGATATGCCCCGTTAAGGTCCTTCAGCTTTCTGATCGCAGAGATGGTCGCATCGTTCATGAGGAACTTGGCATTCCTTCTGTACGGAGACTTCAGTGCGTACACAAGGCTGATCAGTTCGTCAGCAGTGATCGCATTGGTGGCAGCCGCAGTGACCCCGACCTCTCCGCCATTCGCAGTAAAGATACCCGTTGGCTGACCAGTGCCGGTACCTACGCAGAAAGCCTCTTCTTCAGCGATTCCGAATGCTCTCGCAAACTCATTTCTCAGGTACCCTTCGATATCGAAGGCTGCATCCTGCAGAAGCTCAACGCTGACACGTGCAAGGTCAGTCAGTTTGTAAGCATCGATCTGCTTCTGCCTGAACGTCGGATTGCTCTCGGTGTATGCTGCGTTCTCTGCAGTCCATTGTGCTACAGAGTGTCCGTCAGCGACCGGGATCTTTCTCTCATGCTGGGTGGTGATGACCTTTGCCAGCTTTCTGATGACATTCTCCTCTTCGAGTTCAGTGACAAGCTGTGTCTCGAAGTCTTCCGGGACGAGGAACCCGCCGTCTGCATCCACGCCTTCGGAAAGGACATTGTGGATCAGAGGTCTTCCGTGCAGATGTCTGTCGAAATCCTCTGCGTATGCTTCGGATGCTCTTCCGACCTTCTCCGGCTTCATGCCGTTTTTCTCCGGTTTCACCATGATAGGCGCATTGACAGGCCTGTTCATCTCCGCCTCGCGGGCATCTCTTCTTTCCATTCTCCTGATCTCGTTTGTCATGGAATCAAGATCGGACTCCATCGAGGCGTAGGTCGCATCGTCCTCGGCGGACAGTACGCCCATGTCGTTTCTGCGGGTATCCAGGAAGCTTTCCATAGAGTTCCACAGCTTTGCTCTTTTTTCTCTCATTTCTGTGATATTCATCAGTAATCCCTCCTTGCTTAAAGCAGCTTCTTAAAAAGGGACGCCTTCAGTTCATCGACTGAGCGTCCCATAGGTACATCTTCTTCCGGTTTTGTTTTTTCTGTGATCTTGTTGATCAGTACTCTTTCTGCAGCGGTCGCGGCGAACGAGTACGCTTCTGGCGGCTGCATGAGTTTCTGATCCTCGATCAGACCGTCAGCGAATCCGAGTTCCACAGCCTTCACGGCATTCATCCATGTCTCCTCATCCATCATCCTGGACAGGGTCTTTCTCGGCTGCGATGTTTTAAGTTCGTAGGCATTGATGATCGATTCCTTGACTTCAGCAAGCATCTCGATGGCTTTCTCCATATCCTTGTGGTCGCCCATAGCGATAGTTGCCGGATTATGTATCATCATCATTGCCGTAGGTGCCATCAGCACTTCAGTGCCGGCCATAGCGATGACAGATGCCGCTGATGCTGCTATTCCGTCCACCTTCACCGTGACAGGTCCCTTATAGTCCATCAGCATCGCGTAGATCTGGCTTGCAGCAAAACAGTCTCCGCCCGGGCTGTTCAGCCAGATCGTGACCGGGCCGCTGCCTGAAAAGAGTTCCTCTTTGAACATCGCAGGGGTGATGTCATCATCGAACCATGACTCCTCCGCAATGGTGCCGTAGAACTCAAGCACACGTTCAGCGGCATCTTCCTCATTCTTAACCGTCTTCCAGTTCCAGAACTTCCTCATTGTCTGTATTCTCCTTTCCCCCAAGGTATGCTGCCCCGACATCCTCGAGTTTTACCATGTTTCCATTGACCATGTAGTTGAACCCGCCTTTCTCTTCAGGAATGAGATCAAGGTTTTCGAGTTCTCTGACATCATTGGGACACATGAATCCGTTGTTAATACCAACCGCGTATCCATTCATACGGCTCTGATAGTCTCCCCGGAGAAGACCGTCCAGATTGAACTTCACAAAGTAGGTCTTTTTCTCTTCAGGTCTGAGGAGCGACCTCACGATCGCCTGCTCCCACCTTGACACCCACGGATCAAGTGTGTATTTCACGAACTCAAGGCTCTGCTGCTCGATATTCGAGAATGTGGACTTTTCAAGGTCACCGATCATGTGTGGCGGCACTCTGAATATCCGTGCTATCTCAGTGATCTGGAATTTCCGGGTCTCGAGAAACTGAGCCTGCTCCGGTGATATGCTGACCGGGGTGTATTTCATGCCCTCCTCAAGCACGGCGATCTTATTCGAATTGCCGCTTCCCCCGAAGGTCTGTGTCCAGCTGTCACGTATCTTTCCGGGATCCTTCAGTACACCCGGGTGCTCAAGCACACCGGAAGGAGCGGCTCCGTTGGCAAAGAACTTTGAACCGAACTCCTCGGTCGCAAGTCCGAGGCCGATGGCATTCTTAGCCATCGCTATCGGAGAATAGCCCACAAGACCGTCAAAGCCGAGTCCCGGAATGTGCAGAACATCCGACGGATCAAGCCTCACGGTAGAGCCCTTCATAGTCGGCGCATCCTCCTGGGTCAGCGTATATTCGTAATACAGTCTGCCCTTGTCATCCCTGTCCACATTCATCCTGTTTGGCATCAGCGGATATAGTGCGACTACATCGCCTTTGCCGTTTCTGATGACCTGGGCATATGCGTTGCCCCACAGCAGCAGATGTGTCATGAGGGTCTCCCTGAAAATGAAGCTTGTCATTTCAGGATTCGGCTCATCATGCAGCAGGAAATACAGCGGATGATCCGTTGCCTTTTCCTTTCCACCCTTGTCGTTCTGTCTGTAAACATGAAGCGGCAGACTTGCCACAGCCTCTGACAGTACACGCACACAGCTGTAAACAGCAGTCATCTGCATTGCCGAGCGTTCATTGACCCGCTTTCCTGATGCACTCGAGCCGAAGAAGAAACTGTATGCGCTTCCGTTTGTTCTGTTCTCCGGCTTATCCCGCGATTTGAAAAGCCCATCAAATATTCCCATTCGCTGCCTCCTTAAATAAAATGAGTATGAAAAAAGCACCTCCGGAGAGATGCTTGTTTACTGATAATAATTATTCTTTTTGTTGTGACGATTAGTTCAGGAACCCTTCGCCGTCCATAATGTCACCGAAGCATGCTTCCATTCCGAAAGCCATCGCTCTGTAGACATCATCCTGCGTTCCACCGAGCCGGTAAACAGACTCTTCGATATCTGCTTTTGCCCATCCTCTGGCACCGTTGCTTATCACGGCATACTTAACAATGGCCTCATCGACCAATGCTCTCAGTTCTCTTTCTGTCAGCACGATATCTTCCTCCTTTCCTGTTTATTCCCGGCCGGTGATTCGACTATATAACGCTGTAAAATCAAGGTCAAGAGGCTATTTTCCGCTCTTTTTCGCCCGTGAGTTTATTGTCGGATTTCGGTGTTTTATTGTCGGATTCCGGTATTTTGAAATTGTACTTTTTATCGTACAAATCAAAATGATATCAGCCCCCTGCTGTCATAGACGGATTCGGACATATCATTCCCGCATCTGATAGCACGGTCGAGTGCCATGATCATGGCCACCGCACCGTCTATCTTTTCTGTCGATTTAGACTTGTCCGCCTTGATGTTTCCGGCGGGATCCGTTCTTATGTAAATGTTATCGACCATCCAGGCGAGTGCCGGATTGCCGCCGTGTGCAAGTCTCTGCTCAAGCGTCAGCTTCATCAGTTCCTTTGTCGGCGGGGACATCGATGCGAAGCCCTGGCCGAACGGCACGACCGTAAAGCCCATACCTTCCAGGTTCTGCACCATCTGCACTGCTCCCCAACGGTCGAAAGCGATCTCACGGATATTGAACTTCTCGCCGAGCCGTTCGATGAACTTCTCGATGAAGCCGTAATGGATGACATTGCCTTCTGTTGTCATAAGGAACCCCTGCTTCTGCCACTTGTCGTAAGGAACGTGATCGCGCCGGACACGCAGCTCCAGCGAGTCTTCCGGTATCCAGAAGTACGGAAGCACGGTGTATTTATCATCCTCATCAAGCGGTGGGAATACGAGCACGAATGCCGTGATATCCGTTGTCGATGAAAGGTCAAGGCCTCCGTAGCATACTCTCCCGAGAAGGTCTTCCTCCAGGACAGGAAAATCGCACTTCTTCCAGGCTTCGGAAGGCATCCACCTTACCGCCGATGACACCCACTGATTAAGGCGGAGCTGCCGGAAGGCATTCTCCTCTCCAGGATTCTGCTTTGCCGACTCGCATGCGGCTTTCACCTTGTCGATACCGACCGTGATACCGAGAGACGGGTTCGCCTTCTTCCACACTTCCGGATCCGTCCAGTCCTCGTCCTTATCCGCTCCGTATATGACCGGATAGAAGGACGGGTCGTATTTCCTTCCCTCAAGGATGTCCTTTGCCTTCTGATGCACCTCATAGCAGATGCTGTTGGTGTCATTTCCGGCAGTGGTTATAAGAAAGAACAGTGGCTGCCTTCTGCTGTCACCGCTGCCCTTGGTCATCACATCGTACAGCTTACGGTTCGGCTGGGTATGCAGCTCATCGAATATGACTCCGCTCGTGTTGAAGCCATGCTTGTTCGCCACATCTGCCGACAGCACCTTGTATTTGCTGTTGGTCGGATTGTAGATGATCGTTCTTGTGGACTTCTGTATCGTCACACGGTTGCGGAGTGCTTTGCACAGCATCACCATGTCGACCGCCACATCAAATACGATCTTAGCCTGGTTGACGTCTGCGGCACAGGAATAGACCTCGGCTCTCTGCTCGCCGTCAGCACAGGTCAGATACAGGGCAATGGCAGCCGCAAGCTCGCTTTTGCCCATTTTCTTCGGGATCTCCACATAGGCAGTCGTGAACTGTCTGTAGCCGTTCGGCTTAAGCGTTCCGAAAACATCCCTGACTATCTGCTCCTGCCAGTCGATCAGTTCGAACGGCTTCTCATACCACTCGCCCTTCGTATGGCAGAGCTGCTCGATGAACGCCACGGCGAAGTCTGCTGAATACTTGTCATAATATGAGTCATCTGCCATGAACCGTGTCGGTTTGTATTTCTTCAGCTTTCTCATCATCAGTGTCTTCACCTTCTTCGTCATCTATGGGGATGAGCTGAGACGGATCGGATACCATAGCGTCATACGGCAGCTCGTTTCTGTCTATCAAAAATCTCATGGTCACCTCCGGACATAAAAATAAGACCGTCTCCGGTCTTCATGGTACGAGACACAGAGCCTTCCGGCTCCGTTCTCTGGTATCTTCTTTTCTGTTTACTTATTTCTTCTCGACTGCAACGAATCCGAACTGATCGAAAAGGCCGCCTTTCATCTGCCAGATCTCGAAACCGTCCAGCTCTCCGATGTATCTCTCTCCTCCGAGAAGTCTCTCAACGATCATCGCGTGGCATCTTGTGTCGTTGTAGGAAAAAATGATCTCTTTGCGTTCCATGTTTTCTTCCTCCTGCTTTCCTTTCTGTACCTACATATTCCCGTAAAGTACAGCTAATAGCAAGTCATTTCTGCAGAAAATGTAGATTTATTTTCCCATCGCCCAGGCGATCGCATGACCGTCATCCACAAACTCGACCCCGCTTACCGCTCTGATCCCGATGATGCTTTCGCAGTCGTGATCACCGTCTTCGAGGTATTCGTAGGTGGCTGCAAACCAGCTCGGCTCGTTCATGCCGTTGTAGTAATATCCCGCAAGGAGCACTTTGTCTCCGAAGTTCAGGACCTTTCCGTCCATTCCGGAGAATCTCATCTCCAGATCTTCGGGTGTGCTCGGGTTCGGCAGTCTGTAGGTTTTCATTCCCTCGTTAATGGTCATCTTCGTTTCCTCCCTGCTTTGTGCTTCTCTTTTGGTATGTGTATATTCGCTCTGATCCGCACATATAGCAAGTTATATTTTCACATTATCGAAGTATTTATTCCTGCCCGTCAAGGGCTGCCCCGTGGCTGTAGATTGTGGCAATGATCTCTTCCTGCTCCTGCTCATCCACACCTATGCTCGCAAGTGCCTGCCTTGTTCCGCACTCCGGACAGATATATGTCTTATTGTCTGTCCTCGACAGTGCCGGATGTTCCGTGTAATGCCTTCCGCACAGTGGGCATACCGCATCTCTTTCATATCTTTCCTTCATCTCATCAACTCCTCGCTTCTTCTCACTGCATTGATCAGGAACCGTTCATCGAATCCGAATGCCCTGTAACCTTCAAGGCACGTCCTGTAGTATCCCATGGTCGGGATCCCCGGTTCGCTCTGCTCGTTCATGATATACACGAACGCATCTCTCACCCTGGTCTTCCCTGTCCGGATACCTCTGACTGCGATCCGCATGTCCTTCTTGTAGTAGAACCTCGGATAACCTTCGTAGCGGTCAAGTGCTTTCTCATCCTCGCCGGACACTTCCCATACTGTCACAGGAACGATCTTTCCTTCGGCCCTTTCGATCGTAAGGTAGGATCCTGTCATGCTCCCTTTGAACAGCAGCTCATAGTCCCTGATCTCGCCTGTTCCGATGATCCTTGCGTCAGGACATCTCCACCGCATCTGTGTAACGTTCAGATTGCTTCCGTATGCTATGTAATACCGTTTCATCATGCTTTGCTCCTTTCCGGGCTGATTTGCCCTTCTACCGCCTTAAGACCGCCGGAGCGGTCGGGTGTTGCGGGCTACCTTGGCTGCGTCCTTCAAGCGGCTGCTCTGCCGTTTCTGAAGGCTGCGTCTCCGGAAAGGTTGCGGGTCAGGAAGTCTCTCGCGGTTGCGAACTCCTCGCCGATGAATCCGAGTCTTAAAAGCCATGTTCTCATCGCGTATTTCGGATTCTCGTTCTGCTGCGGTTTTGCGCTTGCCCCTCTGACCTCTTTGGCCATCTGTGAAAGTGCGAGGCAAAGCTGAATGTAGCTTTTGAGCTGTCCTGCGTGGATCCCGTTCTGTTTTCCGTTCTCCGGTCTGTCGAACTGGAAGAGCCGGAATTCAATGGTTCCTTTCGTAAAGGTCGCGTGGTAGTTCAGCATGTGGTATCTGCTGTCGTTGTAATGGTGGTTCCGACCGTAGTTTGCGTTCTGCGAGTCGTACCAGATCTCAGCGAAGGCTGACATGGTCTTTGGTTTCCTTCTGTTTACTCTCTCAAGGAATCTCGGGTCGACCATCCTGCAGTATCTGCTGATGCGTCGTTCGTCGATCTTCAGGGCTTCTGCAATGAGGCTTTCGTGGCTTGCCATGATGTTGGCAAGATTCCGGAGGGTCTGCGGTGTGTGTCCGTTCGCTCCGATGTGGATGTGGATCCCGCAGCCTCTTGTGGCATCGCTCTTCGCTCCGGCGTGTCTCATCTGTCTGCAGAGTTCCTGCAGTGTCGGGATGTCTTCGTAGGTAAGGATCGGCGTGACCAGTTCGCATTTCTGATCGTCGGGGCCGCTGATGGAAACGTCCTTCTGGAATTTCCATTCTCTGCCCTGCCCGTCCCATGCGCTCCAGGTCTGGTAGCCGTTCCTTGCCGCTGTGTTCTCGCATCTTCCTGTTCCGAAGAAGTCGGCGGCGATCTTCGCTGCTCTGCTTCTCGTGATGCTGTTCATCTCGACCTCGACCCCGATGGTCTGCTTTTTCATTTCCTCGATCTGTCTTGCTGTTCTCGCGTTCATCGTTTTCCTCCTAAACCCCTGTGTTTTCAATGGTTTGCGGTTCTCTTTGTGTGTCTATATATCACTCTGAACGCACATAATAGCAAGTCATTTATATGTATATTTTGAGTATTTATTCCGAGACTTTTCTTACTATATCCTCCCCGTAAATCACATTCAGTCCGCTGCCGTTGTCCCATGAAACCATAAGGCTTCCGGTATCATCAACGCCTGTGACTGTCCCTTTTGTTCCTGCCGGAGGAGCCTGCACATCATCCATCTGCACAAGCTCCACTCTCGTTCCTGCCGGATACTGCTTCCGGAGGCTTTCCACGATCTGTCTACTCGGAAATCTCATTCTTCACACCTCCCCTGAATGCGGATGATCCGCTGAAGTTCCTCAGAAGGACCTTTCTGCTCGCCTTGAACTCATCACCGATGAATCCGAGCCGGAGCAGGAAGCACCGGAATGCGTACTTCTCATTCTCCACGGGCTTGTCTTTGCCTGTGATGCGCTTGGCATCCTTCGCTGTCCTGCAGAGTGCTGTTACCAGATCCATATAGGCTTTCACCTCATCCGGCTTTGCATCCTCTCTGAACCAGGGGAAGTCCAGCTTTCCGTCTTTCTCCCCGACTGCAAGGCTGTCTGCTCCGACCGCCTTCATGATCAGGCTTTCCTTTGATGCGATCAGCTGCTCGAGCCTTGAGATCTCGTCCCCGCTCATCATCGGCATCTGTATCGCAAGTCCTCTCTGTTCGCTCATCTCTTCCTCTTCTCCGTTCTGTTCCCATTCTTCCGGGCTTACCCCCGTTGCCATGACGCATGCATCGATGACTGCGGATGATCCCGCAAGGTCTGTGCTGTCCGGAAAACTCAGTTCCCCTTTCCTTCCGACCGTGTAGTCTCCGATCTCGTAGGCTGCGGTCGGCATCCCCATGTATCGGGAACTGCATCCTGTTTCTTCCTCAATGGCTCTCACCATTGCTTTCCTGGCTTCGCCTTTTACATTGAAATGAAGTATCATATTCTGCCTCCTTTTGATCTGTGATTCCGGTATGTACATACATCACTCTGAAGGCAGAAAATAGCAAGTCATTTCTCACATATATTCAGAGAAATATGCTATTCCGGCAAGCACGAAGACCACGTTCGGAAGAGCCACGCCGTTGCCCCACATCTTATACTCTGCGGAGTCGGAATGCGGATCCTTCAGCCAGCGGATGATCTGGGCATCCGTCTTCGGCTTGGATGCTCCTGTGATGACTTTCCGGTGTGTCTCAAAGACCTCTTTCCAGGACTCTATATCCTGCTCATCCGGCTCCGGTGTTTCCAGCCCGCTGCACCACCAGTCGGGAAAACCCTGCAGCCTGGCGCACTCGGTCGGTGTCAGACGCCTTACGATATACTCGCATCCGTCCGAATCGTTCACGAGCGGAGGATCCTTATAGTCCGTTGCCACAAGGGCACCAGCCACTTCTTCTGCCGGACTTGTGAAAAACGATGCCTTGCTCGCTGACCAGGTCGGCTCGAAAAGCGTCTGGTCATTGTTGCAGGAAAGCGTGGCTGATTTGTTGTCCTGTACCAGGGCTCCCTTGCCTCCGCCTTCCTTTCCGCACCGGATCTTCAGTGTCTTCGGTTCTGCAAATGCCACACCGTGCTGCTCTGTTGCATTCAGTGTGTACATGACATCGTCTTCCCGGTATCCGTCACCATGATGGGAAGGACGGCTGCCGTTTCCCTCAACCACAGCGATACCGCCCTGATTGCAGGTCGGATTTCCCCCGTTGGCATCGAGCGTCCTGGAAGTCTTCGCAATATAAAAGCCGGACTTTGGATTGTCCGACTTCATCGAATTACTGTCTTTGGAGCAGATACCGAAGCATTCCATGATGAGAGGCACGTTGTTGCCGCCGGTCCCCATCCTGGATGTCAGTGTCTGCGATTTATCATCGTCTGCGATCTTTATCCGGCTGTCAGTTGGATGATGTTCAAGTGCCACTGGCGGATGATGCGCTTCTGCACGTAAGGTGCAGGTCACATTCTCCGTCACATCCATCCGGTTGCCGCCCTGGTCGTTCAGGCAGATGCGGCCTGTCTCTCCAGTGCCCTCTTCAGAACATCCGGCAGCTGTTTGCCACGCTCGGAAGCTCTCCGCAGAATACCCAGACACGCCTTCTGACTCAAATAGTATTTTTCCGGCACTCCCGCCTGCAAGATCTGCGACAAGGTAGATGCGTTTTCTTCTCTGGGGCACTCCCCAGTACTGAGCATCAAGAAGCCTCCATGCGATACTGAGATCTTCTGCCATGATAAGTCCGGCACCTGTCCACTTTTCAGATCGAGGTATATCAGCTTCACGGCCTTTGATCCCTGCGACTGATTTGAGGACGCACCAGAAATCTTCCCCTTTGTTCGAACTGAACGCGCCCGGGACGTTCTCCCAGACGATATATCTCGGATATTCTCCATTGGTCTTTTCCCTCATTTCCTTTACGATACGGATCGCTTCATGAAAAAGGCCCGACCTTTCTCCGTCAAGCCCTTCTCTTTTTCCTGCCACGGACATGTCCTGGCACGGCGATCCGAATGTGATGATATCTACCGGAGGGAGCTGCCCTCCGTCAAGAGCAGACACATCTCCGTAGTGTTTCATGAACGGCAGACGCTTTGTCGTGACCCTTATCGGGAAAGGCTCCACCTCCGAAGCCCATACGGGCTCGATGCCGCAGAGCAGGCCTCCGAGCGGAAAGCCTCCGCTTCCGTCAAAGAGACTGCCGAGAGTCAGTTTCCTATCCATCTTTTCTCTCCACCTCTTTAACGACATCTGCGTACATGACCTTTTTGCCGTCACGCTCACAGAAAACATCTGTCGGATCCCCGCCGCCGTCCACATATCTTCTGAGGATGACGGATGCATACTTCTCATCAAGTTCCATCGTGTAACATATGCGGTTCATCTGCTCGCATGCCATCATCGTGGATCCGCTGCCTCCGAAAGTATCGATGACGATGCTGTTCGCCTGCGTGGAGTTCCCTATCGGATAGGAGAGAAGATCGAGCGGCTTGGAAGTCGGATGGTCGTTGTTCCGTTTCGGCTTGTCAAAGTTCCATACCGTTGTCTGCTTCCGGTCGGAGTACCATTTATGGTTCGCACCTTTGAGGTATCCGTACAGGACAGGCTCATGTCTCCACTGGTAGTCAGAGTATCCCGGTACCAGGGAATTCTTCACCCAGATACACACACCGGACAGATGAAAGCCCGCATCTAAAAAGGCCTGACGGAATGTCAGACCTTCGGTATCCGCATGGAAGCAGTAAATGCTCCCGCCCTTCTGCAGATGTTCTTTCATATTGGTGAATGCATCCAGGAGGAACTGATAGAATTCCGTCCCCTTGATGCTGTCGTTCTGTATCGTCAGTCCCGCCTCGCTTTTGAAGGAAACGCCGTATGGAGGATCCGTCAGAATCATATTCGCTGTCTTCCCGTCCATCAGCGTATCCACATCGTCTTTGCTCGTGGCATCGCCGCACATGAGTCTGTGACGGCCGACTGTCCATATATCCCCCCGTTCAACGAAAGCGGCCTTTTCCAGAGCTGCGGTCAGATCATAATCATCATCTCTGACCTCATCCTCATCGGAACCGAACAGTTCTGCCAGCTCTGCTTCATCGAAACCGGTAAGCAAGGGATCAAAGTCCATCTCCTTCAGTGCTTCGATCTCAACACGCAGGAGTTCCTCGTCCCATCCGGCATCCATTGCCATACGGTTGTCAGCAATGATATATGCTTTCTTCTGGGCCTCTGTCAGATGATCCGCAAACACACACGGTATCTCCTTGATATGCTCTTCCCTGGCGGCAAGGATCCTGCCATGTCCGGCGATCACCCCGTAATCCCTGTCGATGATGACCGGATTGACGAATCCGAACTCACGCAGGGACGAGCGGAGTTTGTTTATCTGCTCCGGACTGTGGGTCCTTGCGTTATTCACATAAGGCACGAGCTTTTCGATCGGAACGAGCTGCATATCAGTTGTTGTCTTCATATCTGAGTAACCCCCATTCCGCAAATTTTTCAAAGCCGCCGATGTTTCTGATGTACTCCCTTGCTGTCTCCACGATCTCGCTGTACGGGATCCCTGCGACAGTTTCATCACCGATGGCACAGCAAAGTTCCACGGGTTTCCCTGTCTTCTGGGCAAGTATCCATGCCCAGATGTTCACGCTTACATCCGCTTTCGACAGATCTTTCCCGTGAAGCCCGCCTCCGGTCACACTGTCAGCCATGTCGCTTCCCAGTTTCCTGTTGGTCGCTCCGGAATCAACATCCGGGCCGCCCGTCCAGTCTCCGATCGGGTTCACTTCCGCTGACGGATACATTCCTTCAAGTGTGTATCTGTCCGCATTGCTCTGGCAGATGATAAGTCTTTCTCCGTCAAGTATGTACTTTCCGTCATATGGAAAAGTGTGATACACATTATCAGCGACTGCCGTCAGGATGCACTGCTCATCTGTCACCGGCATTCCTTTGAAGATCCCGTTGTCTCCGCAGCGGATCTTCCCGGACTGGTTGTCTGCCAGGTGTGCGTCCTGTGGCACTTCCGCATAATCGGTCTGCAGATCCCCTGCGATGCGGCAAACGATGCTCTCCGCTTCTTCCGTGGAGATATGCACTGAAGTCTCTGCGATGATATGGCACACGCCGTGACCGATCAGCACCTCGACTGCGATCCTCGGGTCTGTCTGTTTCTCATAGGCAAGGTCGACCATCGCCCCTGCGATACGGTCAGCCACCTTATCCGGATGAGAAGGATTCACTTTTTCAAACATAATCTCCCCTTTCTGTTACTCTCTCGAACGCAGCAGTCTCTCCATCAGGTCATCCTGCGGATTCGGTCCGGAGAAATCCGTGCTGCAGTTCTCCTTAACGATCTGGAATATCTCGTTCCAGAGCCTGTTAGCCTGGTTCATGTAGTTGATCCCGATATTCACGAACGGTGACGGGATCGGTTTCTGCGTGGTCGGATGCTTACTGAGGAATCCCAGCTTGTTCGTTATCTCCTCGCACTGTATCCATCTTGCGGAGCACATTGCATACCGCTCGATCATGTGAGAGGAAACAAGATGAGCACAGCCGACTTCCTTGAGCCAGTTCCATGTCTCCTCATATATTTCCTTCGCCTGCAGCGGATTCCCGTCACGCTGGTCTGCTGACAGGAAATCATGAGGCTTCGGCATCTCCACGCCTTCCATGTCCGGGATGTCCAGTACCTGCAGAGGCCGTCCTCCCGGATTTCCGTTTGCCGCCTTCTCTGTTACGGCTTTTTTCTTACGGCCTGCTCCCGGTCTTTTGCCGCCGCGACCGCCTGTGTTGTTCGATTTTGTCGGCAATTCTGACCGCCTCCTTCAATAACCCTTTTGAAATCGCCTTTTGCGTACGCGTCGGGCCGGCACCGTTCCCCGGAATCTTAAGCCACAGAGATTTCTACCGCCCCTCCCCTTTGTGTTTTCCCCATCGGTCACCCCGCTTCGCATGGATGCGGGAGTGACACGACTTGCACAGGGATATGAGATTGTCCGGATCATGAGTCCCGCCTTCTGCCAGCGGAATGATGTGGTGTACTTCCTCGACCGGAACAAGAACGCCGCGCTCAAGGCACTGCTCACAGAAGGGATGCTCCCTTGCGTACCGTGCACGGATCCGTGTCCATGCCCGTCCGTACCTCCGGCGTACAGATCTGTCGCGTCCGTACTTCTCGTAGGTCCTTGCCGCTTCCTTCCTGTGCTTCCCGCAGTACCTTTCCCCTGCTTCCACCAGCTCCGGACATCCGGGATATGCACACGGATGCTTTGGTTTCCTTGGCATCGCCCGCTCCTTTCAGGACATAACAAAACCCCGGAAGGTCTGTTCCCTCCGGGGCTTTGCGCGTCCGTGTTTTCTTTTCACTTCTCTCACCATACACTATATCATAGAGGCCGCATGCATGATAGTGACACGGACTGCCAACTTTAATCCACACGGATGTTTTTCAGTGCCTCGCCGTGGAGACGGTAGATGGAACGCAGGCTCCGGTACATCTCGTCTGCGATGTCCTCCCACTTCTTGAACTCAAGGTAGCGTTTCTCCAGAAGGTATCTCTGCTCCGGATCCTCAACGGTACTGATCTTTGTCATGATCTCCTCCTTCAGATCCACGAGCCTTCTCATCTCATCCTTGATACGGTCTTCCAGGTCTATGATCTTTACGATGATGTCTTCACGCCTGTGGGGATCAGGTGTGCCGGAGTACGGCACTTCGCTGAATGTGGTCGTTGCTTTCGTTGCCAGTGCGTTCAGCCTGTCGAGCTGGTCAAGTTTGCTGCCGATGCCGACATCCACCCAGAACGCCTGGCTTAAATATTCTTTTGCTGTCATCTGGTCACCTCCGGATAGGAATAGATTTCTTCCCTCGGATCGACTCTGATTGACTCTGATTGTCATTTACTTCTGACCTCTGCCTTCACCGCATCGATCAGTCGTTTCTGTGTCATGTCCTTTGCCTGCAGTGCCTTCAGCACCCTTTCGTCTATCGTTCCTGCAGTCACGATGTGGATCACAACGACAGTCTCATCGGTCTGCCCCTGCCGCCACAGCCTGGCGATGGTCTGCTGATACAGTTCCAGTGACCAGGTCAGACCGAACCACACCAGTGTGCTTCCACCGCTCTGAAGGTTCAGACCGTGTCCCGCACTTGCCGGATGGATCAGGGCGATGGGCAGCTTCCCTTCGTTCCACCTGCGGATCGCATCGTCCTTTTCAAGACGCTCCCAGGAAAGTCCCAGGCTCTCCAGTCTCTCCTCGATGCGGTCACGGTCATGCTGATACCAGTAGGCGATCAGCAGCGGTTTCCCGTTCGCAGACTCGATGATGTCCTCAAGGGCATCAAGCTTTCTTTCATGCAGACAGGTCACATCCTTCTCCTCATCGTAGATCGCACCGTTCGCCATCTGTGACAGCTTCCCCGAAAGCACTCCGGCATTGGCAGCCGTGATCTCCCTGCCCGGAAGCTGCAGTACGAAATCATCCACCATCGACTGGTACTCCTGCGCCTCCGCATCGGACAGGAACACACGGTACTCCGATGACACCAGTTCCGGCATACGGATATGATCCTTCGCTTTCATGCTGATCGTGATGTCGCTGATCCTGTCGTAGATCTCCCGGTCAGCTCCCGGAAGAAGCCTGTAGGAATACACGACCTGCCCGTTCATCCTGTCCGGCTCGAAGTACTTTGCACGGTATCTCCCGATGAACCGTTCAAGGCGTTCGCCTTTATCAATCAGACGGAACGGTGCCCAGAGGTCCATCAGGCCGTTCGAAGACGGTGTTCCGGTCAGAGCGACCATCCTTTTTATCTTCGGCCGCACCTTCAGAAGGCTCCTGAACCGTTTGGCCTGGTGGTTCTTGAACGATGACGCCTCGTCCAGTACGCACATGTCGAAGTCCCATCTGTATCCGCTCTTCTCAACGAGCCACTGCACGTTCTCACGGTTGATGATCACGATATCCGCTCCGGACTCCAATGCCTCCATCCTCTGCTTCGGTGTCCCGACCGCCACTGCGAAAGTAAGATCTTTAAGGTGATCCCACTTCCTGAGTTCATCCGGCCAGGAGAACTTCGCCACACGGACCGGCGCGATGACCAAGACGCGGCGGACATCGAAGCTGTCGAACATGAGATGGTCGATGGCAGTCAGCGTTATCGAGGTCTTACCAAGTCCGCAGTCCAGGAAGATCGCCGACTCCGGTTTCTCCTCGATAAAGCGGGTGGCATATGTCTGGTACTCATAAGGTTCGTATTTCATCTATGATCCCTCCGATCTTCTCCATGCTGTCCAGGACATACACCTTAAAGCCGAGTTCCCGCAGCATCCTGTGTCTTGATAACTGCAGCGGTCTTGGCTTTTCGCCGAGACGCTTCACTTCCACGAAGCCCATACGCCCGCCCTTAAGAAGGACCATTCGGTCGGGCATTCCGTCATATCCGGGACACGCGATCTTTACCGCCTTGCCACCCATCATTTGAACGGTGCGCACCAGCTTTCTCTCTATCTCCTTTTCCAGCATTTGTCTCATTTCCTTTCCCGTTATGAAGGTCGATGAAGGTCATACCGTAAACTCTTCTTAGAACGTTTTTTTCGGAAAAAACTGCCCTAAAGGGGGTTTTATACAGAGACCTTCATAGACCTTCATATCAATGTCTGCTAAAACGCTGTATCCCTTGATTCTTCAGTGTTCAGGCGTATTCCTTTCGCCATGACCCCGTACATGGTCTTTTTGCGTTCCACGCCGAGAGAATCGAGTGCGTTGTAGAAGTCCGTGGTGCTTCTGACATACTCGCCCGTCCGGCTGCAGTACGCCCGGTAAGCCTGATAGAGTTCCCCCGACTTCTCCTGGAACGTATCATCCAGTTCGCAGCACTCATCGATGAAGTGACCGAGCCAGTCGTTGTCGGAGCGATAGCTTTCGATGGCTTCACGCACCACTTTCGGGAGCGGTATCCTGAAGTCCGCCTCGATGGCCTTCTTCGCACCCTCGATGATCCACGAAACGATGTAAGGGCCGGCATTCTTTAAGAGGAACTCGCCGTAGTTCTTTTTGTCGCTGCTTCCGGTGATCCTTGCTGTAAACGGTATGACGATGAGCCTGCGCCAGATGCCTGCATCCATTGCGCCGACTCTCGGCAGATGGTTCGTGTACAGGACGAGCGTATGGCTCGGTGTGAACGAGAACGGATCCTTGTATTTCTTTTCCGCAAAGATCTCATCGGTGGAGCAGAGCTGCTTGACCGTTGATGTGTTGAGCCGCATGCCCTCCTCCATTTCCGCTGCAATCAGCAGACGCTTGCCTTTCGCCTCCGCCAGCTCCGGTTTCACGTTCCGTCTGCAGCCGACCGTCAGTGTATCGGCGGAGATATTCCCGCTGTATGTCCCGAGCGCACCTGCGATGGAGTTCCAGAACGTGGACTTGCCGTTGCTGCCTTCACCGTATGAGATGATCATGGCCTCCAGGTTCACCATGCCGATGGCTCCGATGCCTGTTATCTGCTGCACGTAATCGATAAGTTCCTGATCCCCGCGGAACGTGAGGTCGAGGGAGTCGAGCCACAGGTCTTTGCCTTCATCGCCTGGAGCATAGGCTGTCATCTTCGTGATAAGGTCGGCTGCGTCATGGTCCTTTCTGCCTGCCAGTCCCAGGTTCAGGTCATACGTCCCGTCCGGGCAGTTCAGCAGATACGGATCGGCATCCAGGTCGGACGGCTGTATCTCAAGCATCGGTTTTGCCGCAGCAAGCGCTGATGTGACATATTTCATGTCTCTCCGCTTCATGACGAACGACTTGTATGCCAGTGCCGACATATATGCGAGATAGGCTTTCATCTGGTCAGCTTCTATCTTCTTTTCGAGTGCCTTGCCGCCGGAGCGTATATCCGATTCCGCTACCCCTGCCGACATGAGATCTTTCAGGGCACGGTTCAGTTCATCCTTTGCGTCCTCAAGCTGAAGATCCAGGAACTCCTCCATCGCCCCGACCGCCCTCTGCTTCGATTCGACCCAGCACGATCCGTCATAGCGTACATAGTCTGTGGCTGCGGAATACTTCAGTTCCTGCCCGTACTCCCTTGCGAGGATCTTCGCCTGTCCGATATCCGAGTAGTCATCCGGCTTTAAGGACTGGTTCTGAAACTCATACTCCTCCGGCGGGATGTACCCTTCCTGGCTCTGCACCTTCTTGGCGAACTTGCAGGCGCTGTGCCAGATGCCGTCCAGTTCCTCGTCATCGAGCGGTGGGTCGCACTTCGCAGCTTGTTCCATAAAGATGTCATGAGCCCTGTCTGTTGCACCGTACCTTGTAACGACCTTCCCGGCAAAGCGGGACATGGTGCTGTTCCTCTGCCCCTGGGGTATCGACCTGGTCTGCGGAGTCAGCCACACATCGATGGTCATCTCGCCCTCATGCCAGGTGACATCTTCTGCCGGAGCACCGTAGATGAACCTCGCGGCATCGAGCGCGTTCTCATCGAAGAACGGCATCCGGTCGTGGATACGGTGCTTCAGAGCTGCACATTCCTTTGCGTTCCTGATCTGCCCGTGAGGGAAATAGATGTGGAACCTCGGGCGTTCCGACTTGCCCTCCTTCACCTTCATGTTGTTCCTGCTTGGTGCGGTCACAAAGAAGATGTCATCCAGTCGTTCTGCAAGGAGCTGGGGTGTGATCCATTCAGCCGGATCCTCCGAGTGGTCGTTGTCGCAGTCCATGACCTCGCAGTCTGATACCTCGAAATTGTCGATGCTGCGATAGTTCCCTCTGAACCGTCCCGTCACATGGTCACGTTCAACTGCCGCGGCAAAGTCGGATTCGTTTTCGATGATGCAAACATTCGGGTACAGGCAGTTCTTCTCGTTTCCCGTACAGTTTGCCGTGTATAAAGTGAATTTCACATTTCACCTCCTGTATTAATGATCCAAAGGCCTCTACCATCCCTCGGACAGCCGAGAGCCTCCGGAACGAAACCTGTCAGTCTTTTTTATAAAAATATGTTTCATAGCCGTCCGCATTGAGGATCAGCCCCTCTGCCCAGGGCGGTGTCCTTCCCATCTGGCTGCAGACAGCCTCGGGAGATACACCCTCGTCTGCTTCGATGACCAGTTCATCGTGTATGTGAGCGGTTATAAAACAGTGTGACAGGGTCCGCATGGCATAGCAGAGTACATCCCGGGACAGGGCCTGGGTGATGTTCTCCACGAACTTGGGGCCGTATGATTCGATCCGCTCCCACTTCTTCCCTGTGCCGACTCCCATATATGTCACGCTTTCTCCGCCGAACCGGTTCTCGCCGATCTGCGGCTTCACATATGTTAGATGCCTGCCGGACGGAAGGTGTATCAGCAGCATCCCGGACCGGTACTCAAAGGTCAGCCCGTGCGTTGCTGTCTTAGTCCTGCACCGGACTGCAGTCTTTACAGCGTTGTCGACCGCCCACCAGAATGAAGTGATGGCACCGTTTGCCGAACGCCAGGTGTTCACGAGCGGCTGCAGTTCCTCTTCGGAAAGCCCCATCTCAAGAGCGCCCATCGCTTTCAGGGCTCCGACAGAGCCGCCGTAGCCGAGGGCGAGTTCCGCTACCTTGCCCTTCTGCCGGAGATCCCCGTTGATTCCGTGCTTGACAACCGGAACGCCGAACATTCTGCTTGCAGATGCACAGTAAATGTCATCGCCACGTTCAAAGGCATCCATTCGCCACTGCTCTCCTGCAAGCCATGCGAGCATCCTTGCCTCTATCGCCGAGAAGTCGGAAACGATGAATTTGTATCCCGGCTTCGGCACGAACGCCGTCCTGATCAGTTCCGACAGCACATCCGGCACGGAATCATAGAGCATATCCACGGCGTCATAATCTCCGGCTTTGACAAGTCCCCTTGCTTCAGCCAGGTCTTCCATATGATTCTGCGGAAGATTCTGCAGCTGAATGATGCGGCCTGCCCATCTGCCGGAGCGGTTGGCTCCGTAAAACTGGAACATTCCCCTGGCTCTTCCGTCCCGGCATACAGCATTCTCCATCGCCTGGTACTTCTTCACTGAGGACTTGGCAGTCATCTGACGCAGCCGGAGCACCTCCTTCATATCGTCAGGCACTTCCTTTATCATCTGCGCGACCTGCTTCTTCCCCAGGCTCTCCGTCTCGATGCCTCTTCCGGACAGCCATTCTTTCATCTGTATCACACTGTTCGGATTATCGAGTCCGGTCAGATCCGTCAGCCGTGCTGTCAGCACGTTCCTTGCCTGTTCATCCATAGTGATGGCGTTTCTGACCACATCCATATCAAGCCGGATCCCCCGGTCATTGATCTCCTGGTCGAGGTGATACTCCGCCCACACGGTTTCCGGTACGGGGAAGCGGTGCAGCTTCTCCTGTATCTGCATCTCGACCTCGACATCCCTGCGGTTGTATTCTTTGAACACGGCCCACCTGTCGGGAGCATCCTCCGGCAGATTCCTTGTCCTGCCGCCGTTGCTCTTCGTAGGCTTGCAGGGCGTACAGAAATACCGGACGAGATCCCTGCCTTCTCTCATTTTCCGGTGCTCCAGTTTCAGCACCTCGCCGACCGAATCCAGTGAAAGCGGAAGTCCCATGTATGCCGCCCACACCATCGAACACCGCCAGCCTTCGGGATCAAGGTAGTCCGAAACGCTGTCAGTATCGGTACTGTATGAACGGAACTTATCCGGATGGCGTTTCCGCAGCCATGCCGAGATGCAGATCCTCTCGAACTGGCAGTTGTGCGCCCACTTTATGATGCTGTTGTCTGTCAGTGCATCGAGCACTTCTTCCGGCAGTTCATCCCCTGCTGTGAAGTCAGCCACGATGACCTCACCGCCGTCCACGCTGTATCCGAACAGCAGTATCCCGAAGTCATCTGACTCGGCGTACTTGTATACGCCCGCCTTTGACAGGTCGGTACTGCTGAATGTTTCGATATCTATCTCAATCCGTTTCATAAAAAATCCTCACTGAAATACGGGCGGCAGGATGGACCCGCCGCCCTCGTCATTATTCTGTGATCTTTTCGAACTTCTTCTTCAGTTCTTCCTGGCGCATCTTTCTCGACTGCTCCTCAAGCCAGTATTCATCTCTGATCTGGCTTCTGATCTTCCGTTCGAGTTCTTCTCTTTCTTCCATTTTTCTCTCGAACTCTTTTCTCCTGTCATCGCGGATAGTCGTGTATGCGGCATAGAAGCCGACCACGTTCCACACGATCAGGCAGATAAGTCCAAGAACCACAAGTAATGTATGTGCCATTGTCTTATCCTTTCCCGGAGAGCAGGTCATGCCTGCCCTCCGTTTCTGTAGCCATTAGTCGAGAAAGTCATCCGTATCGTCATCGAGTCCCGCGAAGTCATCTTCCGCTCTCGTTCTGCCTCCGAGAGGCTCGCCGTCCCTGATCTTCTGCAGGTTGTTCAGACCGCAGGCGATACCCCTGTTGCCGTTCGAGTTGAACGCATACAGATTGATGGACGCTCTGCCGTATACACCGCTGTAGACTTCGGATCTGTCGATGATAGGCTGTCTGTCGGCATCCACGATACCCGGAGCCGTGGTACTGTTGGCATTGATGAAGTAGCAGTTTGCATATGCCGGATCGTCCGGTCTTTCGATATCTCCGTCACGCAGCGGCGTCTTGATGGCGGACAGTGCCGGAACGGTCCTGCTGTTGCCCTTCAGCTTTGCCTCGCCCTCCTGGTACGCTGCCTGGATGGCCGCCCTGATCTTCTCCACAGTCTGCGTGTCGCTCTTCGGGATGATCAGGCTGACCGAGAACTTCGGTGTGCCGCCATTGATGCTCTTTGCTTCCCACACGTTTGCGTAGGACCATCTGGTGTTGACTCCTGTGATAACCTTCATAGGATTAGTGAACTTAGCCATTTATTTTTCCTCCTTGAAATCATCTTTTGCTGTATTCATCGCCGGACGCCTGTCGCTCTCCGGCACTAACACTGGTTTACCTGTCGGCTTCATGACGAGTCCGCCAAGAAGCTCATTGAATCTTTTTCTGCCGAGGGTCTGCGTCATCGCCGTGATGCCGAGCAGCTTCTTCTCGTAAGGATCAAAGCCTGCCTTCTGCACAGTCTCCGCGACCGCCTCCTCATCCGTGTACTTCCTGTTCGACCTGCCTTCGACCAGTTTCCAGCCTTTCCATTCCTTGCCGCTGAGTGCCTGTCTAAGGGCGTAGTCTTTGACATCGGAAGCCCAGGATGTGAGCTCGTCAGCCCTTGCGAGGATATCCTCGATATCCTCGTCCTCCAGGACATCCGGATCTGCGAAGTCGTACTTTGCCAGCTCCATCGCATAATCGGCTCTCGCCCTGCAGATGTGCTTGACCGGACAGAACTGGCACCAGTCTCCGCAGGCATATTCGCCTTTTCCTTCAAACGCCAGGGCCGCCGCCGGAGCAAGGACCGTATCCGCCCACTCAAGCAGGTCTTCCTTTACAAGCATGCAGGTGCTGATGTTGTCTCTGTTCGGCTGATAGATCGTCATTGCGATATTCTGTATGTCGTAGATCCCGTCGAACAGTTCGAGAGCACCGAGCCCGTAACAGCGCATCTGGCTGTTGTCCTCGCATTCAACGAGCACTCCTTTACCATTCTTGTAATCGATCACATGGAGTGTCCCGTCTGCGATGACCAGCGCATCTGCCGTGCCGTATCCGTCCCTGACCCATCTTTCGTAGCTGACCTGCTGTTCGATCAGCACGATAGGGTCTTTGCAGCTTTCCTTTGCTTTCTCATAGACCTCTGCGACATACTGGGCATACCCTTCGGCGTTCGCTTCCATCTCCGGGCTGTAGTACTGAAGTCCCGGCACCGGATCCTCCATCGGGATACCGAGCATCTGCTTCAGCCTGTATTCGCACAGGAGATGCGCTTCCGTTCCTTCAGCCGCGTACTCGCTCCCCCGGTTCTCATACCTTTCCCCGAGCCGGATGCTCGGCGGGCAGTGTATCCACCGGTGGGACGATGACGCGGACAGAAGTGCATGTCCCCTCATGAGAGCACCTCCGCTTCCTTCACGATTGCGGCGTACTCCTTCGGGTCGATCCCGGACAGCTTCTCTGCACCGTGTGCGATGAGCAGTTCTTTGATCTCCGCCGTATGTCCGGCTCTCGACTTCTCTGCCAGTACCTTCCTGACTTCCGTATAGGAGAGTTCCTTCTCCGTCTCTTCGGTCTTCGCTTCCGGCTCAGCCGTCAGAGTATTGGCGATTCCTATCAGCTGCTCCGCCAGGCTGCGGAGTTCATCGGCCGTCTTCTTCAGATCGTTCTTCTTTGCCATCTGCCTTTCCTCCTTTCCCGGCTTCCTGTGACAAGGCGAGGAGCTTTCTCGCCAGTTTTCTGGTGATGACACTGACCGCCATCAGTAACCCCGCCAGATTTTCATAACGGGTCTGCCTGTCAGTGCCGCTTCTGTTTTTATCGGACATTTTTCTGCCCTCCTTTCTGAGGCGGCTCTCTTGCCCCTCACCTTTCCTCGGACATCGGAGGCAGCCCGGAACGAAAGAAAATAAAAAAAATCTCCACCCGCACAGGTAAAGGTGGAGATCCTTGTGTTTAGATGAAATCCTTCAAATGCTCACGGAGAAAAGCGATGACTTTTTTCTTCCGGTAATTCAACGTGGTCCTGGCAATGCCCAGTTCCTCTGCCACGTCCTTCTCCAGCTCTGAATACTTGAGCATCTCAACGATTCTGCCCGCATCCGGGATACTGGCGCTCATCTCTTCGATCAGTGTGTCCAGAACGATTTTCAGGAGCACTGAATCCTCATGGCTGTCGCAGCCCTTCGGTTCAAATTCGCTTTCTTCGTACATCTGGTCAAGGGACACATCGTTCCCGTTCGGACCTTCACCGAAACGGTAGAAGTCGCATTCCTCGCAATTTCTGTTACATCTGAACCCTTTTCCGTCTCGGCATCTCCATCCGCGCTGCTGGCGTTTCTCTTCCCGCCATACTTCCTGCATGATGACGTGATAGACCGCCTCATTGACCTCTTCGTAATGATCCCGGCAGTACACATAGTATCTGCCGTCTTTCTTGTAACCTGCTTTTGTCATAAAAAAGACCTCCTTTGTCTCCGCTCACGGCGGATCAAAGAAGGCCATTACATGACGAAACAGACTATCTGATAATCGTGATCGCCCCGAAGATCTTCTTCGAGTCCGCCACGACTATCCGGTAGCCGTTGAGCTTCCATTTTCAGTTGTCCCCCACAGTGCCGGATACGCCCTGGCCAGACGACCACTGTGAGAGCTGTTACAGTTTTCCTGTGCTTCTATATAAGGTTCGCAGGCGGTTTAACTGCTCCCCCTTATACCGATTTTCTTAAACAGACCTGCTGCCTTACTCTGGTAAAATGGTATCGGGTCTGTTATGATATATTCAAAAGGTTCATACTTATGCCTATGTGACATCTGTATTCATATGAGGAATGTATTATGCAAAATATCGATTTTTCTATTCTTAAAAAGAATATCCGTATGCTTATGGAGAAAGAGAAGCTGACGCAGACCGATCTTGCAGAGATTCTCGGCATGGCCCAGTCTGATGTGAGCAAATGCCTCCAGAAAGACAATGACTCCCGAAGGTTCACCCTGGAGCAGGTCTGCAGGCTTGCACTGCATTTTGATATCTCACTCGATGAACTGGTCGGGCTTAAGCGTGCGGGCCGGCAAAAGTCATCTGAAGAGATCTGCCGTTTTTTCAAAGATCTCATCTGCAGTTACAAGGTCGTGCATTTTGACCATGAGATCGAGGAAGAAGTCTGGACCCCGATCAACAACGGCTACGATTGTTCTATAGACCGGAAGACCGTGACCTATGATGCCTTCTATTTCCCTAACTACATCACTCCTCCGAAGTATTTTGATGAGTTCCGTCTGGACGATATACAGGATGAAGTCCGTGTGAACGGGAGTGATCTGCCCGATAATATGGCCATCAATAACTTCCTGAAGAGATTCATCGATGCCTTCGAAAAGTACGACAGCGGCACTTACGATGAGGATGATTACAACATCCTCGTTGATGCCTACTTCAAGCTTCTAAGGAAATAAAAAAAGCCGGAACCGCTGCCTACACGTCTTCCGTGTAAGCTGCGGCTCCGGCGATTTGGTATCTCATAACTGGATCCGTTGCTCGGTAGCCTGTCTGCTATGCTAACTGCTTCGCTTCTTCTATCTTAATGTCATCTCCTCTGACTGTGATCTCCCATTTGCTCCCGCACTGTGGGCACTTATACTCGATTACAGCACTTCCCTTGCAATCCAGCACATCGAGCATCCTTTTATTTTTCCTGCAGTGCGGACATTTAACTACTCTTCTTGCCATGTATTAGCCCCACCTCCTTAAAATGGTATATCATCATCTGGTTTGTAGTTTGCATCATCGCTGATATCATTCTGCATAAATGCGTCGATCACATATCTTATACCCGGCTTGACCTTCGGATGCTGCATATTCTCGCTGATCGAATCATAAAGAATATCTACAAGTTTACCTATCCCGTCATCCGTCCGGTTATTCGCAAGGAACTGTGTGCCACTGTAAGGAACGTGGATCCATACTTCCTTGGCAAATGCACCCAGATCATTCCTGTCAAATACATCTTTGCTGATGTTCATCACATAAAGGACTGAACCGTTTTTCAGTCTCAGATTATAACAGTCCCCGGCAATAGCGGTGTTGGCACCATATGTATCAGAAACAAACACTACTTCCGTAACTTCCTCCGGATAGTCTGTTTCTCCTTTCCTCATGAAGGTTTCCACGCTGAACAACGGATGATGCACATATCCGCTATACTCTCCCATCCTGTTCAAGCTGTCTGCTGATTCTTTCTCCCAGTCCAGCTTGTCGCCTTGAGTGTCCGAGTTGAGTTTCGTCAGGAAATCGATGATATAGTGTTCGGTCGGAGTCATATCAGTGAGATCGTAATTGATGAGCGTATCCACAGTAACTCCGAATTCCTTCGCCACGCCGTCCAGAAACTCTATTCCCGGAACTGATGTGTTGTCATCACGGTTAAGCTTTGATATGTAACCCGCACTGACACCGGCAGCTTTTTCGACGTCTCCGATACGCTTTTCCTGTTTCTTTGCCAGGTAATAAATATTGCTGATGCATCGCTTGCGTTCGAACATATTATTCCCTCCTGTCCATTTTCTGATTAAATGGTATCATATTTAGGACTATAGGTCAATAGAATATTTGTTCTTGCTATATTCTCCATTTATCAGTCGTAGTTCCTTTTTAAATCGGCGTATACTCCATCGAATTACTCTTTTTTCATGAACCGGTCAATGACGCTCTTTGAGCTGGTATTGATCCTCAGGTTTGAACGCGCCTCCTCAATAGCATTATACAGACGCTCTACTGCCTCTTTTACCTGGTCGCACAGAAGTTCGGTGCAAGCCACCGGCTCTGCCTTTCCGTTTCTTATAAAATACAGTTCCTTGATCCTCGGTCTGTTTGGATTCGTGCCATACGTTTTAGGCGATACTTCCATGATATAAAGCTGTGTCCTGCTGAATTCATCGATCATCGTAAAAAAACAGTTCCCGTCAACATGCAGTGTTTCCGGTGCCATAAAAGCAGAGCAGTATTCGTTCGTTTCGTAAAAATACGGAGTAGAGTGATAATCCTCGTCCATTCTTTCGACCGTTCTGAACAGAGGGTGCTCATAAATGAACATCGTGTCCTGTATATCCGGCGGCATCATCTCCCACTCGAGGCTGCGTTTTTCCGTCTGCAGTGTAAGCCTATCCAGGAAGTCGAGCATATACTTCTCGTTTTCTGTCAGACTCTCCGTATCTTCATACACTAAAGCATCCAGCGTTTTCTCCAGCGTATCGGCTATGCTGCATAACAGATCCACACCGAACGTTCCCTTATCTTCCTTTTTGGCAAGACGCGAAAGATAGCCTTTGCTTACACCGGCCTCTTCTTCCAGGGTTCCTATGTTGATGTCTTTTTCCTTCGCTACCCGGTAAATATTATCGATCAGTCTTTTTCTTTCAAAACTCATGGCTCTCTTCTCCTTTCATTCAATACTGTATCACATATTGAATATATGGTCAATATATATTCTGTATTTTACCTAATGTTCATTTTATGTTTTCGTTTGAAAACAAATAAAGAAGCCTGCGTTAGTATTAAACGCAGGCTCAATCGGCTTCTGTCCTATCTCATATGGTCAATAGAATATTAGATTCACCTTCACTAAATAGCTCATACACCTTATTTGCTATCATGATCGTCTTTCCTGCTCCCGGCAGTTTTCTTACCCTGAGGATTAGATATGTTCCTCTCGCAAGTCCAAGTGTTTCTGTTCCTATAAGGAAACTGCCCTGCTCGGTAACGAAGGAATATACCCCATTCTGAAGCGTATCAGTAGTTCCGGAACATCTTCTGTTCATCGATGATATAAATCCAGAAATATCATCCGGGATTATCAGCCCTACCGGAGCACTCTCTTTTTCTTGATTTCTAAGTTTTGTCAGCAGCTCCTCCGCCTGGAATACATCCATCTCCTTCAGTGTACCGAAGGGATGTGTCTTCTGATTTACAAAAGCAATATTCTTTTTCCCGTTCACCTTTAGCCATTCAATGTATGGGAGATTAGCAAGTATTGTCTCTGGTTGGTTTCTGCTTGTCCCTGATCCGTGCAGAGCTTCATCTACATGAACTACAGGATTCTGTTGAAGAAGATTCCAAATAGTACGCAACTCTCTTAATGGGCGGCTTCTTGTGACTCCGGACGCAGTTTTCAGAATCAGGTTATCCTGTTCCTCGTCTATCGACAGAATTGTTATCTCGGCTCCCGGACGGATACTTGACAGTCTAAGTCCAACCAATTTCTTAAGATCAGACAGCACATCATTAAAAGTCATATCTTACTTCCTTTCATTGCCGGTGGAAACTTCAAGACGCTTGCATCTTCCCCTGCTTCTTCAATTGCAACAACATCGTCAAGCCATTGCCGTAAGAATTGCTCCGATTCCGGATCCTCTCCACTGACTTTCCTAAATGTGACCTTATTCGGGATATTGATACGCATTGGCTGACGGTTGCTTCTTCCTTCCTCAAGTGAATCCTTTAAATCTATACCTGCTGCAAAGCGGCGGATATCTGAAACAAAGTCTAACACAATAACTTTCTCTTTACCTTCTGCTATTCTGAGTCCTCTTCCAAGCTGCTGAATGAATATTCTTCTTGAATGAGTAACACGCTGGAATACGAGTATATTCACATCTGGGACATCTATCCCTTCGTTAAAGATATCAACC